CAAGTAGGTCGAAACAAGAGCTTCAGCGTCAAGTTGCGCCGACCCGTACTCGTTCCACGACGACGCCTGCTGATGGAGTAAATGAGAGAATATTCACTAATCAGGATATTGAGCAATTTTACACAGATTGGCGACGAGGCTTCTACGATGAACAGGAAGCGGCAGATATGGAAAAACAAATTCACACTGCAATCGCCGAGGGGCGAATTCGATAAGAACTAAACCCTGGGGTGAAAGCAGAATTTAAATAGACACTCGAAAGGAAATTTAAATGTCTACAGTAACCCCAGCAGCAGCCTACCCCATTAATGCGGGTGGTTTTAATGCACCAAACGGCCAAACTGCTTACAGCGGTACAGCCTACTCTGGTACTTTCATCCCTACCCTCTGGTCGGGCAAATTGGCACAGAAATTCTATGCCGCAACCGTTTTTGGTGAAATCGCTAACACCGACTGGCAAGGCGACATCACTGGTATGGGCGATTCCGTAATTATCAACACCATCCCAACAATCACCATCAACAACTACAGCATTGGTCAGAATCTTGCTTATGAGATCCCTGCTCCAAGCACAATTACCTTGACAATCAGCAAAGGTAAGTATTTTGGTGTAAACGTTAACAACGTTCTCGAATTACAAGCTAAGCCAAAGTTGATGGACGTATTCACCAACGACGCTGCTATGCAGATGAAGATTGCTGTTGATACCGATGTATTGCTTGGTACTTTTAACCAAGGTGCTGCAACTAACCAAGGTGCAACCGCTGGTAAGATCTCTGCTTCTTTCAACTTAGGTACTGATCTTGCTCCTGTAACTTTAACTGCTGCTAACATCCTCCAAAGCATCACTGCTTTGTCAAGCGTTTTGGATGAGGCAAACGTTCCTGAGACAGACCGTTGGCTCGTTATTAGCCCAACAGAGCGTCAAATCCTGATGCAATCTAACCTTGCTCAAGCTCAGTTCATGGGTGACCCATCTTCAATCCTCCGTAACGGTAAGATTGGTATGATTGATCGCTTCACTGTATATGTTTCCAACTTGCTACCACGTGCAGCAGCTGGCCAAAGCTATACCGGAAGTGCTGTAGCTAATGCTCTTAAGCGTCATGCAATCATGGCTGGTCACAAATCTGCCATTACCTTTGCATCACAAATTGCTAAGGTTGAGAGCTTACAGAACCCCAACGACTTCGGCACTTTGATCCGTGGCTTAAACGTCTACGGTTACAAAGTTGTTCAAGCCGATGGTTTGGCACTCTTGCAAGCAGCAGGTTAATAGCTGATGATAGGTGGGTGGGGACACCCCCCACCCCTATTCTAATCTAGGAGATTTGTATGACGATTCAAAATAAGCTTATTTCTTTAGGCATGTGGGGAGAAATGGCTGAGCAAGTTTGTTTGGGTGATATTACTTCCGGTTTAACTGCCGCTGGTTCCACTCAAGCAGATGCTTTAGCTATTTCCGCCGATGCTAATATTTTTGGTACTGTAGCATCCGGTACTGGCGCTATTTTGGCCATTCCTGCCGCTGCTCGTGTTATTGTCCGTAACGGCGGCGCAAACGCTTTATTGGTTTATGCTCCTGTTGGCGGAACAATGAATGGTACTTCAAACGGTAGTTTATCTATCGCTACAACCAAAAATGCAATGTTTGTATCAGCTGATGGCGTTAACTGGTATTCGATTCTTTCAGCGTAATAAATAGAGGGGGTAATACCCCTCTTCCATATATAATAGGACTATGGGAACAATTACCGCTCAATCTATAATTAATAAAGCAGCGATTCAGTTAACTGACATCGGTAATACCCGTTGGACTCGTGCTGAGTTGCTAGACTGGCTTAATCAAGGACAAAAGCAAATTGTTGTTATGTCCCCTAGCGCAACTAATAAGGTTAGCGTAGTCCAGCTAGTTGCAGGTACTAGACAGAATATTCCATCAGACGGATGGACTTTATTAGAACTTATTCGATACATGGGCACAAATGGCTCTACGCCAGGGCGTGCAATTCGAGTAACGTCTAGAGAGCTTATTGACTCTTTTAACCCCAATTGGCATGCAGCCGCAAAATCTGCAGTGCCTAAGCACTATATATTTGACCAGCAAGACCAAACTGTTTTTTACGTATACCCACCTAATAATGGGCAGGGACACGTACAAATCAATTACGCACCAGTACCTCCGATGATTACTTCAGAAAGTACTGCGATTTCTATTAGTGATACTTTTGAGCCTGTGTTATTAGACTATATTCTTTATAGAGCTTGCAGCAAAGACGCAGAGTATGCGCCAGGACTACAACTTGCATCTGGTTATTTACAAACGTTTATGGCTGCTATGCAAATTAAACAGGCTTCCGAGCTGGCTAATAACCCAAATCAAAACTTTACTCCAAAAGACCCCAATAAACCAGGATCTGAGTCATGACCCAGGCATACGGTTTTTCCGTTTCTTACGATCAGTTTTTGCCTCGAGTACTGCAGTATGTACCTGATGCATCTGAATTTATTGCCATTGACGCAATTAAACAGGCTTGTATCGAGTTTTGTGAAAGAACTTACTATTGGCAATACACCGTTCCAGCTATTAACATAGTAAACGGGCAAGCAAATTACATAATTAATACTCCAGCAGATACTAAGCTGGTAGGCCCTATTCAGGCTTATTTTAATACGTTACTGCTTATCCCAAAAAGCCCTGATGAATTAGCAGATATATACCGCATGGGGGCATGGGATCAGTTACAGGGATCACCCCAATACATCACAAGAACTATTAAACCAGAAGTTCTTTTAGTACCTATTCCGTATATTACCCAGCCAGGGGCGTTGTACTTGAGAACCGCTTTAGCCCCAACTCAGGACTCTACGGAGATTGATTCCGAAATTTATGAACAATGGGCAGATGCTATTGCGTGGGGGGCTAGAGCCCGTTTATTGGCTCAACCACGACAGGATTACACCGATAAAGCAGGAGCTATTGAAGCTGCTAAGATGTTTAATTATCATATTAACAGAGCTAGAATCCAGATGAATAAGGGGCTTACACGAGCTTCTACAAGAACCGAATTCCAGAGGTGGGCATGAGCACTATACGCATAGTACAAAACGACAATTTACCAGAGGTAACACTAACTCTTACCGACCGGCAAACTGGGGACCCAATTGACCTTTCAGCGGCTACAACTACAGTAGTTGTTAAATTTCGTGCCCTTGGTGGTACTACAGTTTTATCTACCTTAACTTGCTCTAAAGTGGACGCAGTTAATGGAGTTGTTCGGTTTGGTTTTCCAGGAACTACGCTAGATGTACCAGCAGGACAGTACCAAGGTGAAATTGAGATTAGCTTTAATGGTCAAATTTTGACTCCTTTTGATTTACTTAACTTTACTCTACGTGCTGATTTCTAATGGCTTTTACGTGCCTTAATCCCGATCAAGCAGTTAAAGTTGAGGCTTCCTATCTACAGCCTACTTTTACTGTTAGCTACATAGAGATAAATATCTGTGCAGCTGTAACTTTTCCTGGGGTTTTAGGGGTAGAAGTTATAACTCCTACTGACTTAGTAAACTTAACTTTTTCTAAGCCAATCAATGACTTACAGTATATATTAGATCAAGATACTTTAGGTATAGACAAAGGTATAAGAGATGGTTTATCTCTTACTGATTTTGTCGCTACTCTTTTGGTATTCCAAAGGACTTTTTCTGAAATAGCAAGTTTATCTGATGCGTCTATTAGAAATTTAACTAAACCGCTGTCTGACACCATTAGTGTACCTGATTTAGCTACCCTTTCTTTTGTTAAAACCCCTTCTACAGATCAGGTTACTTCGGCAGATACCTCTTACAAAGACTTTGAAAAGCTTGTAAAAGGCTTGGCTCAGAATTACTGCGATCCTTCTTATTTTTTAGAAGATTATGTCCAAGATATTGTTACCGGCGACTGGGTATATGCTAGCGATAGCGTAACAAAATTAGTCACTTATGGTAGACAAATTAATGATAATATGCCATTATCTAGCAGCGGGCTTTTGTCTATGCAGAACTATTCCGATCTAACTTATTTTTTAGAAGACTATGTGGGCACATCCCGCACATTTACGTAAGGAGCTGTAATGAACGCAACTGAAAACTTAAAAGCTTCCGGCTCTTTACGAGTCGTTGTTACCGGCGCCGATGGCAAGGTAAAAGAAGAACATCAATTTAAAAACCTAGTTGTTACCGTCGGTAAGAACTTTGTAGCATCACGTATGGTTGGTACTGCTTCTGCAGTTATGAGCCATATGGCCGTTGGGTCTAATAATA